ACCGCAGTGATTGCGGACAACGATCCGACGACTGATATGGCCACCACCTGCACAAGGATGGTGGGCCATGTTCAGTTGCCGCGAGAAGTGAACTCTTTTGTGAGCATCACTTACTCCGGTGGATTTGAAGATGCACCTGCTGCGATCAAACGTGCTGCCTTGATGCAAACCCTGCACGAATGGCAGCGCAAAGACCAACTCGGGGCCCAAAACGTCACGAATGACGGGGGATCCGTCCTTTGGCCCGAATTCGGTCTTTTGAAAGAAGTTAGGAGACTTCTTGACCCCTTTGTGCATCCGATGAAGTATATCTGAAATGGCTATCCAGGTCAGATTACTGTCGTACGGGGTGTTCAAGGAGTTCCTTGACCAACTCCCTGACGAGGCGTTCGCGGATGCGCGAAAGGCTTTTGTCGACATAGTTGGGGGCAAAGCTTACCCCGCCGTCCGAGCCAGGGCGAGTGGTAAGGGTGTCCAGAGACGAACAGGTGAATTGTACGACAGCATTGGTTGGAAGGTTTCCGGAACTGATTTGAGTACTCTCCGAGCAAGTATTTCGACCAACAACCGGTATGCTAAGGTCCAAGAAGAGGGCGCAACAATCCGAGCAAAGAACAAGTATCTTTGGCTCCGTGGCGGTCCGTACATGAGTTTCCCGACTACCATCAATTACAGTCGTGGTCGGGCGATTAGGAGTGCGCGAGAGTTGTTCTCGATGAAAGCACGGGTGCAGAACGGTAGTCGGGGATTTGGTATCTACCTCGATGATGTCAAGATGATGCACCTTGCTAAAAAGGTCAAAGTCCCTGCAAGACTTCGGATGCGCGAAACGGCCATTGACTATTTCCCCCAATTGCTCTCCAGGCTTGAAGAGATTTATTTGGCGAATACCAGATGACCGTCCCGCAACTGCAGATCATCGACGCGATCGAAGACAGATTGAAGCTGATCAAGACTTCAAACGAACACACGTTCACAGTCAGCCGCGTAAAGCGCGCCACACTCAAACCGTTCATCGATGATGATCTTCCGGCTATCAACTATTGGCCGGAAGGTGATCAGCAAATTGAAAAGAAATATAATTGGGTTGACCGTACCCTGTCTGTTGTGATAGAATGCTACGACAGGACGCGAGACAAGGTGTTCACTGACGTAGCGTTTGAGCTTTCAAGCGCTGTCATGACCACCTTGCTCAGGTCAGTGGCTGATCCAAAAGTTTCTGATGATCCTGATCCGACATTGGGTGGTTTGATCAAAAGCATCGAGTTCGTGACCATTACTCCCCAAATCGGGGAGGGACAGACGCCTTGGTGTGGAGTAATTCTGAATTGTGCTTTCAATTATCGGGTGGCGGCAAACAACCCGATGACGATCATTTAACCGGAGGTTACCGAAATGTCTACCGCTGAAAACGCAAAACTGCAATACGAGAGTGGCCAACAATCTTCTGCGATGACGCTGCTGACGGACAGCGGTAACGCGATCAAGTTCAACTCGACTGCTTCGCAGTGGTCGGGCAAAGCCGGGTACACTCCGGTTGTCCGACCGAATGGTCTTCTGACTGGCGGTGCTGTCATCGCAGCCGTTGACCTCGCGAACAATGAAGTTGATGTCGCGGCCCTGACTTGCAACCTCAATGGTGTCGTGACTTCGGTCGCTGCCGGTGGTGTCGCCATCACCCGGCCTGCCACGGCTGTGTCCAAGGTGAATTCGATCACGGTGACTTCGGCTGGCGCTATCGCAGCGATCGCGGGGACTGACGGCACCACCACCGCGTTTAGCGAAACGCGTGGCGCAGCCGGTGGCCCCCCGCTGATCCCGGTGGACAGCATCGAGATCGCCCAAGTGCGGGTCACATCCAACACCGCCGCTCCGGTCACCGCCGCGCAGATTTTCGCCGTCGCCGGTTTGCACACGGAAATGGCGAATTTCCCGCTGTTCGAACTGGACTACCGCACCGGCAGTGTGAGTTTCCTGTCGGATCTGCCCAAAATCCACACGGGTGTCGTAGCCAAGCGGGTGTACGCATCTTTCGCAGCCCCGATCTACGCCGATGTTTCGTTGTCCTCGGATTTCGTTCCCCCGGAAACCACTCATTCAGTGACCTCGACCCAAATCTACGGCACCACGCTGGGTAGCACTTCGTCCACCCTGGGCCAGGGGTCGTTCACGGCCTATCTGGAAGACGGGATCACCGATTCGCTGATCCAGCAAAAGGACCAGATCCTGTGGTTCCGCTTCTACCCCGACCGGTACAAATCGCCGTACATTTTGTGCCAAGGCAAACTCGGTATCGCTCGCACCTTCCCGTCTGGTGCTGACATCCAAGCCGCCTGCACGATCAGTTCTACCAAGGCTGCTCAAGAGGTCGTATGATGAACGGGTTTCTAGCGAATAAATTCTCGGACACCCAATTCGAGGCTCGTCGTGAAGAAGTCCCTATGCCCTGCATGGTGGACTTCTTCGAAAAAGATGTTGAACCAAAGTTCATCATCAAGGGTTTGAATGCTATCGAGTTGAACGCTTCTATCGAAGCCAATTTGAAGCAAAAGAACGTCGACAACATCATCAAGGCGATTGCTAGCGACAAGGATCAGGTCGAGAGCATTCGCAAGACATTGGGTGTGTCCAACAACGTCCCGGGCGAAATCGCCAAGAGAATTGAGACTTTGGTGTCTGGATTGGTGTTCCCTGCATTCAACCACGCGATGGCGGTTAAGTTCGCTGAGACTTTTCCGGTTGAATTCTTCGACATCACGAACCGGATTCTGCATCTGACTGGTATGGGCGGCTCTCATGTAAAGCCGCCACCCTCCTCGCCGTAGACAAGAGTTTGCTTGTTTCGCTGAAACTATGCGAAGCGCGAGGAGGGTTCCTTTACCAACATAGACGGGATTTGTTTCCGCAGGGATTCTTAACTCAAGATGAATTAGCGGTGTGGGCCTTGTATTACCAATGGAAGTCAGACACGGGTAAAAAATAATGGCACTCCCCGCAGCGCTCACTAAGACGATAGAGATTCTTTTCAGCGCAAAGCTCGCCTCTGATTTCGCAGAGTCTTTCATTGATATCAATACTCGTATTGATGCCCTGAAAAGAACCCTGGAGTTAGTCGGTGGCGGTGCTGTTGCTGCAGACGAGAAATTCGAATTTCTTAGAAAGACAGCCGAAACCCTCGGCCTGAGTATCGAACCACTCGGTAAGAGCTACGCCAAGCTGTTGGAAGCTGTTAAGGGCACCAACATCGAGGGGGCAACCACCGATAGATTGTTCACCGGTATCGCATCAGCGGCTGCAAGATTGGGCCTAGATGGTACTTCGGCTGAACGAGCACTGAAGGCAATCGAGCAGATTGCATCGAAAGGCCGAGTATCCCTTGAGGAAGTCCGTGGCCAGTTGGGTGATGCGATCCCAGGCGCTGTGCCGCTGTTTGCTGAAGCAGCAGGTGTCACAGTCGACAAGTTTTTCGAACTTGTTGAAGCGGGCAAGATCAGTTCCGATGTTCTCGTAAACGTTGCCGATATCCTGGAAAGGCGTTACGGTGATGGTACTGAGAAAGTCGAGACTTTGCGGGCCACTTTTGGTCGACTGAATACGGCAGTTGCTTTGGCTGCCACTGAGATCGGTGAAGCAGGTGTCAACGATGCGATTAAGTTTATTGTTGACCAAGCATCCGACGAAATTTTTCGATTTGCGGATGCGGTTGATAAACTTCCACGCGCTTTCCGAGAATTTCGCGAAGACATCCAAAACGGAAATTGGTCCGATGTTTTCGGAGCCATAAATATTGGTTTTGAAGCAGCGATTGCCAGATTAGCAGAAAAAAACGTACCGGTTGCTAGCGTTGCTGCTCTTATTAAAGGGATTTTCAACAATGCTTTCAAGGGAAATGAATTAAATATTCCGATCAGCGTTGATCCGAACGCTATCTCCGATCTTCGTCGACTTGACAACGAGATCCTGGCATCACTGGATACCAGTTTTTACAACGTCACTCAGAATGCTAAATTGATGGGCGAGGCTGTTTCGTCAGCCAATAAAGCGTTCCAAACGTTGGGCTCAAAAGAGCGTCTTGATGATGTTTACAAGCTTGGAGACGCATTGGGTGAAATCGCTAATAACCCACAAACCAATGGCGAGCAATTCCTTAACGTTTTCAATACCAATCTCAGTAAAGTTATCGATAGCCCAGATGGCATCGGGAAATTCGCGGTAGCAGTTAAAGACGCCATTAATACAGGAAAAATCTCAATCGATCAAGGTATGTCGGCTTTCACCGCCCTGGGGATGGCCTCGGACGGTTCGCTCAAAGCAATAAATTTGCTGCAAAAAGGCTTCGTGGACCTCGATGAAGCCAATAAAGCCAACAGCAAGGGTCTGGAGAAAAAAAGCGAAAAGATCAGGGACAACACGAAGTCCGTGGTTGATTACGAGAAACAATTACAACAACTGGCTTCCAATGAGCGCATTAAGTTGATCGAGGCGCGTGTGGCGCTGAACATCGCGCAAATCAAAGCGGATGCCGAGATCGTAATTGGGATTGCCAAGAATATCGGGTCGATTTTTGAGTCCACGGGCGATGTCATCGGTTCCGCACTCGGTGCGCTCGGTGAGGTTGATGGTTTCTACGGCCTTGAGAAGCTCGAATTGATCGAGGCGCAACTTGAACGAGAAAACGAATACCGGGATCGAGCACTGGAATTGCAAGAAGACCTCACCCAGGCTACAATCGAGAATCTGCGCGCCAAGACCTACGCAATGACCTCGGGTCAAGCACTTGTTAAGATCGACGGTGCTGGTCTTCAACCGCACTTGGAAGCGTTCATGTGGGAAATTTTGAAGACTATCCAAGTCCGGGTCAACAATGATGGCCTGGATATGTTGGTGGGTGTATGAGAGTCCACGTAGCTGCTCTTGCATTCGATCCACTTGGTAGCATAGAACTGAATGTTCTTAGCGACAGTAGTGATTTCGGGGAAAATAGACGCAGAACAAATCGTGTTGCTACCCTTGATGGTGGCGCGGTGTTTAATGATTTTGGATTCACTTATTCGGACAGAACGATTAGACTCGTTTGGATAATCGAATCCATGCAACAAAGCGCATCAATTCAGCGTTTGGTTCGTTTGAACTCGTTTTTGCGAGTGTCCATTCCTGATGGTGTGTTCATTTGTGCCCCGGAAAGTTTTTCTTCAACCCAAGAGCAAGGTACTTTGACTTTGCTTGTGAAATCTAAAGAGGATTGATATGCCCGCTCCTTCATCGGCCACCTATTCTGTCGCAACTCGTACTGCAGCCCATACCGCTTTCCGGGATCTGCTGGACGCAGGTTCAGGCCCTGGCTTTCTCAGAATCCGGTCGTCCAGTGACGTCCTGCTGGCCGAGTTGACTTTGAAAGACCCTTCCGGGACTGTCAACGGTACCACGGGACAGCTTACCTTCGACTTGACTGGTGGCGTCCAGGACCTGTTGGCCAATGCGACCGGTACGGCAGCATATGGTGAATTCACCGATTCCGCTGGTCTGGTGCACCTTGCGTTGCCAACGCAAACAGGCACCACCGCAGTATCCGGCTTCCTCGTGATGAACACGCTGTCGCTCGTGATCAACACTCCGGTCGTTCTTGTGTCCGCCACCGTGGGTTGATGCCTTTTCTCATTTCGAGGGTGTGAAAAATGACCGTTCGTGTTTACTATTCAACTGATGCAAGCGCTCCGGTACTGACCGGATTGAACGGTTCGTTGATAAGTGTTATCGACGGTTGTTTGGTCAACGGTTATACTGGAAAAGCGAGCTTGGGTTGGACCAAAGCGTTTACCGGCACTAATCTGGCTGCCTACCGAGCGGGAACTGGCCAGGGAAACCGTCGTTTTTTGCGGGTCATCGACAACCTCGGCCAATGGGCAAGAATCATCGGTTACGAAAACATGACGAGCGTCAGTGCCGGGACAGGTCTGTTTCCGACATCGGCTCAATTCAATGGTGGTCTTTATGTCGCTAAATCTTCTAGTGCTGACAATACACCAAGACCATGGATTTTGGTAGCCACTGAGCGATTGTTTTATTTGATGGTTTGGCATTCGGACGAGGCGTTATATGGCCCTAACAATTGCTCCGGTTCGTTTTTTGGTGATTTCACTTCCTATAAATCCGGGGATACCTTCAACACTTTGATTGTCGGAGGGAACGATGCCGGTTCACCACAAGTCGTGGGCCGTCTCGCGGAATCAGCCGGTAACCCAACCGGGACTTCGAATGGCCATTTCATAACAAGGTCGCATACCCAAACTGGTACATCAATATTCGCGGGTGTGATATCTTCAGGAGATAGAACTAACGGCGGCATAGGTTCACCGGGGTTTACTTTACCCTTCCCGAATCCAGTGACTGGAGCATTCGACTTGGCACCTATTCTGGTGACACAACCCCTAGCCCAGGTTGTTCGCGGATTGCTTCCAGGTATTTGGAACCCACTGCACAGTCAAACAACGCTCCAAAGTGGCGACACAGTTGACGGCACCGGGGACCTAGCTGGTAAATCATTTCTGCTACTGAAGTTTTCTAACAACAGTATGCCGGTATTCGAAATCAGCAATACTTGGTGATCCACCATGCCTTACAGGGGAGTCATAGCTGCTTCAGTACCAAAAACTGTTAGCGCGATATTGGTCGGTGTAACTGAGGCTTTAGATATCACTCTGAACCCGATATTGGCTCGGGGTTTACCAGCAGCAAATATTGCTCAGATATTGGATGTATTTGAGGCTTTAGATATCACTCTGAACCCGATATTGGCTCGGGGTTTACCGGCAGTGAATATTGCTCAGATACTAAATGTACCTGAAGCTTTAAATATTTCCCTTAACCCGATATTGGCTCGGGGGGTTATATATCGTGATACTGACTACATTTTGGGGCAAGATTGGAAGACGTTCTCGGGTATCGTTAAGGACCCTGCCGGTGTCCCTGTTGCACGAAAAATTCGTGTGCTTCAACGCAGTGATGGCTACAAATTAGGGGAAACCACCAGCGACCCGGTTACTGGTCTTTTCAGCATCGCCGTGCCAGCTACGTCCGAGGTGCAAGTTATGTGTCTGGACGACGAAGCTGATGATCTTGAGAACGATTTGGTTCAGCGTGTCCTGCCGGTATGAGTTACGCCAGGCCCCCAGCAAATGCTATCCAGTTCCAATTCGGGGCCGGGAATACCAACATAAGTGGTATCGTTAGTGCTCCGACTCCACTTGAAATCGGGTCATTTGTCGCGAATGGTTCTACTCTGAGTTTTTTAGAGGTAGATAGCCCGTTACTTGAAGGGTCGATGCTAGCTGCTGTTGCTTCGATGGCTTATTTCGAAGCTTCAACACCTCTCGGTGACTTGTCTTCGTTGATATCGATACCGACTCCGATTTTCGTAGATGCCCTGACACCTCTTGGTAATCCGTCTTCATTGGTAGGGATACCGACTTCGGTTTTCATAAGCGTTTCGACTCCGCTCGATTCGGGATTATTCAGATTAGATACACCTACCCGGGGTTTTGTGGCTGCCCCCACTCCTCTGAACAGTGGGTCTTTCTTGGTGCGGAGTGATGTCCGGGTGTTGGTTGCTGTTCCGACACCACTGGCTAACCCGCTGCCCTTGGTTCTGTCGACCATTCAAATGATGGTCGATGTCCGTACACCTTTAGATAGTGGTGCGTTCTTATCGGGGGTCAGTGCCAATTGTCAAGTTAGCGTCGG